TACTACTTCTTTACTATATCTATTCTCTTCTATACTCTGCGCAACTGTGGTTGCTTCTTGGCGCAACTGTGGTTGCAACTCTTGCGCCTCTGGTTGCAACTTTTGCGCCTCTGGTTGCTTGCTTCTCTGGTTGCTTGCAACTACAGGCGCAACTTCGACATGGAGCCGACGTTTGTATCCGTAGCCGTCGGTCACGATGTGTCCGCTGGCCTCCAGCTGCTGCCGCATCTTGCGCACGTGCTGTGGGGTGCAGCGGAGCGACTGGGCGAGGAACTCGTCCCCGGCCCAGCTCGCACCGTCCTGCTTCGACAACGCCATCAGACGCGCAAGGAATACCCGGTGGAGGGGCGGCAGGTCCAGCTCCCATATCTCGCCTGGTATCCATATGCCGTTGGCGTGTTCCATGGCTTACCGTTGTCCGATGCTCTGCAGGTACTCCTCGTGATACAGCACCTCGCCCATGATTTGGGTCTCGGTGACGTTGCACTGTTGCACCATGGTCGGCATGTGCTTGAGCAGCCCGCGCGGGTTCCGCTTCAGCCAGTTGGTGATGGTCTGCGGGCTGACCTTGAGGTTGCCGGCCGCCATGGTCAGGCTTCCGTAGTGCTTGTTCAGGAACGCTTCCATGCTGGTCACTATCATGTAGTTCTCGTCGTCAGAAGGGGAGGTCATTGGGCGCTGGGGTTGACGGTGGTGCCATGCGGTTGGTGGTGCGTCCTGCCAGCGGCTTCTTGGCCGGAGCTGGAGCAGGTGCCTCCTCGGGCTTGCCTGCGTACTTCAGCTCGACAAAGTAGCGGCCATTCCACTCCCGGCTGTTCAGCCAGCACTCGAGCGTGATCGGGTGCTCGGCCACCAGTGCCAGGGCTTCATCCACGTCGTCCTTCTTGAAGGTGACGGGGTAGACGTTGCTGCCGCTCTCGATGAGCACGTCGCAGACGGTGAATCCGGAGGCGAAGGTCTTGGGCTCTTGCACCGCCTTTACGGTGCCGTTAATAGTTACTTTCATTAGTAAAAGATTTAATAAACTTTGCCATCTGTGTCTGTGTCCATCGGCCTCGTGAATCGGGCCGGTCGAGGTGCGCTATGAGGCGCAGGTTGAGGTGGTGGTAGGTCTGGTCATCCATCGGCCCGTACATGATGGCGTCGAGGGTTGCCTCGTCGTCCCACAGGACGGTGCACTGCATAAGTGACTCAAGGCGAACACGTCGCACCTCGATTAGCGTGGTGCTGTCCAGGGCTGCCTCGTCGAAGAAGTCGTCAAGCTCGCTCATGTGGGTCGCCAAGTATTTCGTCAAGGATTGCGTCGACGTCGCTGGTCCACAGCTTGCTCTCGAGGTTGCGGATGCGTGCGTTTGCTTTTGCTAATCTCCAACGCAAATCGATGTTGTTAACTAACAAATAACCGAGCACGAGGATGCCTGCAATCCACAGCCATATGCCATGCAGCTCGCTTATCATAGATCGTGAATCTTTTGAACTACATGACTGCCCATAATTCAGGGGTTTTTAATGCGTTAGTAATTCGTTTTCTTGATATTTCGTAATACTGGGCGCTTAGCTCAATGCCAATAAATTTGCGCCCGTGTTTTATGCAAGCCAAAGCCGTTGTACCGCTTCCCATAAACGGGTCCACAATGGTGTAACCTTCTGGAAGTATACCTATGATGTTTTGCATCACTGCTAATGGCATCTGGCATGGGTGAGATGTTTTTTCAGTATTGACATTCTTTACCTGGTTTACATTCCACCAATCATATAACCGTGCTTTTTTGCCTTCTGCGATGCGCTTTGCAATGCGCTTGTCGGTAGGGTTTTTGTATCCTTGACTTACTTTTCTAAAATCAGGCTTAACGTTGAAGAATGCGATGTCTCGGTGCTGTTTACTGGTATTTGAATTGTAAACCCAACTCACAACCTTCTCCGGTATCTGCTTGGCATAATGTGAGTATCTGTACAAATGCTCCGGGTAGTGAATTACTACATGCCTCTCAGTTCCAAAAATATCCGCAAGCCATTTGTAGTATTCTTCCTCATCCATATTGTCCTCGTATTCATTGTAATGGTATCCTACGTTGAAAGGAGGGTCAGTAACAAAAATGCACCGGTCGAGCTCCAACTGCAAAGACATTAACACATCAAGGTTGTGACCATTGTGTATGTGTATCTCGCTGCTAAGTTTCATAGCTCGTCCTCACCTACCGCGCCCAGTTCGTACATGCCCACCAGCTTGAGCACCACCCGCGACAGCGCGCGCTTCTCGCACATGGCGACGGGGTAGGGGTTGGTGTTGTTCGCCTTGCTCGTCTCGCCGAAGCTGGAGATGACGTGCGGGCTTCCGTCCTTGCGTGCCATCGTCCCGGTGGCCTTGATGACGTACCGGCCGGCCTCCGGATCGGACCACATAAACACCGGCTCAAACATCACCACGATGCCGAGGTGGGCCTGGAGGTAGTCGATGCCCTGCCGGGTCACGATGATGAAGCCGCGCTTGTCTTTGTGGAAATGGTGCGGCGCCATGTTGTAGGCCGCTGCCAGCTTCCTGAACTCCTCAACTGGCTGTCCCATGGATGCGTCGGTCGATGAGGGTGAGTGCCATCCCGATGCCAAGTGACAGCTGCGGGTTGAGGGCGCTGATGGCGCTGTTCACGCCTTCTAACTCTGCGCGCAGGTCGCGCATGGCTTGGATTGTTTCCGGTGTCATTGCTTGATGGTTTCAAGGTTGATTGCCTCGTCTACGGAGATGGGGTCGAAAGGTTTCCATCCGAGAATCTCGAAGGGTCCGCGGAGTGGGTCAGTGCCCCACCAGCGCGCCTCACCTTGGATGGTGCGATCTACCTGGTACCGGATGCGCGAAGGGTCGCCTACGGCTTTCCAGCGGTACGCGATAAGGCACCAGGTTTCCTGTTTAGGCAACTCTTTCCAGTGCTTCCAGGTTGTGAAGTCGATGTCAGACATTATGCGTGTGTTTGCGGGTTAGTGATGGGATTTTGCCTCGTTCGGGTCAATCTTGCGGATGCGGTCCCAGTGACGAGGCTTTTGTCCGTCTTCTTTTGTCCAATAGAATCCCCATTCGCTATTATGATGCACGAACGTAGCTTCTATCCAATGTAAATCCCCGGCGTTTTGAACTTGCACGCGTTCGCCGTATTTGAACTCACTCATGACTGTTGGATACGCTGGTGGTCACTTGACGTCACAGATTGTGACCTCGTGTTGTTGTAGTACGCCGTGCGCAGCTTCTCGCGCAGCTGGTACTTGAAGTCCTCCAGGATGCGCTCGAGGTCGCGCTCCCATTGCAGCTCTTCCTGCCAGGCGTTGAAGCTCTCAGGCGCCCGCTCCGGCATCGACGTGGATGCGATGCGCGGGCCGTTGGTGGTGTAGTGGTTGCGTGCCATCACTTGTTGAAATTGAATTTGCCGGGGTGTTTGGCTTCGATGCGTTCCTTCAGCTCCTGCACCAGTTCGGTAAAGCGCTGCTCGTAGCGGAGTGCCTCTTCATAGGCTTCCTGTGTGTAATGGCGTGGCATCAGTCGATGTCTTTTAGGTCGTTTAACACTTGCTTGGCCTTCTGCACGACGAGGTAGTCGATGCTGCCTGACTCCACCTCCACGATGAAGCTGTGGGCGATGGCGTACATCTTGCGCAGGTTGATGTAGTCCTGCTCGAGTGCTCGGTAGTCCATCAGTAGCCAGCGGTAAAGTCGAGGTAAGCCTCAATTTGGCCGCGCAGATCGTCGCTGCACTGCATCACCTCGGTCACGTCGATGTTCCACTTTCCACACCGCAAAGTGACCTTCAGGATGTCGATGTGGCTCTCGTCCGGTCCAGGTCCGCTCTTGTCCGTCCACGCTTCGAACTCAACTTCGAAGATCACGTCTTCCACCTCCATCTCCGCGATTGGGAGTTCTAAGTAATCTTTCATGCGTCAGTTGTTTGATTGGTTGACTCGGCAATGATACATTACCGTATTCACGCCTCCAAACTTTCTGCAAAACTTTTTACGGGATAGGGGTAAACAAGTAGCCCCACCCCCCGTTGGGGGCAGGGCTCAC